TGATGTAGATACATCAGATACAGTTGATGCGGTTAAACAAAAAATTCAAGATAAGGAAGGTATTCCTCCAGACCAACAGCGTTTAATTTTTGCCGGAAAACAACTTGAAGATAATAGAACATTGGCCGATTATAATATCCAAAAGGAATCCACACTTCATTTGGTATTGCGTTTAAGAGGCGGTTCTAAATACCAGTCGCATATTGAAGCGGAAATTAATGCTGAGATTGATTCTGTGTTTGATGATGGTGAAGCGGTTTCAAATGAAAATACAATAATGAATGATTTTTTGGTATCGGATGATGACAACGAAGGGGATGGCAACGAAGGGGATGACAACGAAGGGGATGACAACGAAGGGGATGGCAACGAAGATGCAAAGACAAACGAAGAAATCGGCACAGAACAAAAGGCGGAAGTTACAACTGGACTTAAAAAGATTATTACAGATATGATGAGAGATTTGCTCCAAACATTTCCAGAATTGAAATTGACATTGAATGCGGATATAAAAGAGGTCATCACAGATAATGATGATATGGGCGAACATTTAGAACGCATTAAAGCTCATTGTGTAAAAGTTATGCCCGAGAGATTTTTTGATATTTTATATCAAAATGAAAAGATTTTTACGGACACCAACAATAAAGTGAATACCGAATTTCTTCCTGGAATTGATTTCAGTCTTTTATGGAAAGAGAATATTTCAGACAACACACGCAATATTATTTGGAAATATCTTCAATTGCTATTATTTACTACTGTTTCTGGTATTTCAAATGGCGAATCATTTGGCGATACCGCAAAACTGTTTGAAGCAATTAACAATGACGAGTTTAAGAAAAAGTTGGAAGAAACCGTTACACAGATGCAGGATGCTTTTTCAAAAGGGCATTGTGGGGATGGTGATGGCAACAATAGTGAATTGCCAAATCCAGAAGCAGTGCACGAACATATTTCTGGAATGATGAAAGGAAAGTTGGGGTCATTAGCAAAGGATATTGCTGACAAGGTCGCCAAAGATTTTCAAATGGATATTGAAAACCCTACATCAGTAAATGATGTATTTCAATCTTTAATTAAAAACCCTACAAAGCTGATGAAGTTGGTAAAAAGTGTAGGAAGTCAATTAGATGAAAGACTTAAATCAGGTGAAATTAAAGAAAGCGAACTTATGGAAGAAGCGAATGAAATAGTGAAAAATATGAAAAACATTCCTGGAATGAATAACATTCAGAGTATGCTTAAAAAAATGGGTTTAGATGGTGCTAATGTAGATATTGCTGAAATGGCAAAGAAAATGGGATTAAATAAAGGAAATGTGAATATGGCTGCTACTAAAGCTCGTTTTGATAACATGAGTAGAATGGAAAAACAGAAAGAGCTAATGAGAGAGAAAATTCGTGCGAAGAAGTTGGAAATGGAAATGGCGGCAGCTGAAGAACTTAGAAAGAAAGACCCGCAATATATTAAGAGTCAACAACTGGCCGCAGAAAAAGCCGCAAAAGTGGCAAGTGAATTATTGAAATCGGAAGGGTTTGAAAATGGTAAAGAGAAGCTCGTATTTAGAACGGGCGAGAAATATGAAAAGTCATCTGCTGCGGCTGCGCCGTTAGGCGCTTGTGCTGGCGCGAGCGCAAACACCGACAATAAAAAGAAGAAAAATAAGAATAAAAATAAGAAAAAGTAAGAATAAAAAAAGTAATAATAAGAATAAGAAAAATAAGAATCATCTATTTTTTGTTTATTATACTGATAAGAAATAATAAACCTTGATTATATATAATGACTACATCATTTTGGTTGTATAATCCATCCATATTAGTAAATAGAGAACACATCTCAAAATTGTTTCCAGATAAAAATATGAGTTCAAATGAAAAATTAAACGCAATCACACGATTGGTTATTATTTTGACTATTTTAGGTTATTTAATCACTCAAAAATATAAAATTATTATTACCGGTGTTGTAACGATTGCTGCTGTTGTATTTTTATTTATGATTCAACGCAATGAAGAAGTAAAAAAAGGAGTGATTGATGTTAAGGAAGCGTTTTCAAATATGGATGTATATGATATGAAAAAAACACAATTCACACAGCCAACTGTAGCAAATCCAGCCATGAATGTATTAATGACAGAATATACCGACAGTCCAAATAGAATGGCTGCTGCGCCTTCTTACTTCCCAGAAGTAAGCAAAAATATAAATGAAAACACTAAACAGTTTATTAAAAACAATTTTGAAGATGAAACAATCGGTGAAAAACTTTTCAATGATTTAGGCGATAGTTTTGGATTTAATCAATCTATGAGGTCTTGGTATGTTATGCCAAATACCAAAATACCGAACGAACAAGACGAATTTGCCAAGTTTTGTTATGGTGATATGAAATCATGTAAAGATGGCGATGATTTTGCTTGTATTCAAGGAGCACCACGATGGACGAATCATTAATTTATGCTATAATTGATGCTATAATTGATGCTATAATTGATGATATAATATAACATATAGAATCATAGTTTATAGAATCACAAATCATAAATATACAAAAATAAAATATAAGATTGAATATATATATAATAATTATGGCATCTGTATATGACTATACATTTAATCAATTAACAAGAATTGGAGATGATTCATGTGATAAAAGTCAGCGTAATGTTCAAAACGCAAACGCATCTACCTATATGTTAAACCAATTTCGTCCAGAATGCCCTATGAAAAGTTCTATGGATTTCGCATTGAGCCAGCCAAATGTGAATTATACTGGAAGTCATCAAATGGGTATCGGCGGATGCAATGTAGATGAAAGTTCTGAATTGTTATTGTCATCTCTCTCAAGACCTCGTTGTAAATTGAGCTTATTACAACGTCCTTTTGCCACTGTTCCTTATCTTGGTAGAGGACAAAGCAACCCTGTTTTAGAATCGCAAATTCAACAAGGGGATTTAGCCAATAATCGTAAAAGTATTACTAATTTGACCGAAGTCTCTCACATCAAATATAGTCATGTTCCTATGATTCCATCTTTACAAGCCACTATTAATAACCCTGCCAACTTAGTTGAAGGCGCAGCCGCTGAAGGTTGGATTAGGGGCGGTTTGCCATCAAGAGATTTAGTAAAAGATAACGACCAGACAAATTCCAAATCAAAGTATATGTAATTGTGTGGCGTATTGTGTATTATATAGAGTGTATTATACAGTGTATAATCATTTTTATAGTATAATAGATATAGTATAATACATAGTGTTATATGTATTGCACTGATTTTATATGCACTTATCATCATTGTGATGACGAAGACGAACAAGAAGATATTTATCGCTCACAATTTTTACAAGCGTTTGAAATGGAAGAGTGGGATGATGAGGTGATTAATAAAAAAACAGATGAATTATTCAACCGTATAAAAGATATTAAAGAGTTTGATGTTATTTTTGAAAAACTGAAAAATTCAAAGAATTATGTATTGTTTTTATGGGTAATGGGACAAGATAAACTAACATTATTTAAGTTGCTATTTAAATACGAATTATTTCATTTAACACACGATGTATTATGCTCGTATTTCAATAAAAATGTATTGTCATTAACCGCATTGGAAAATGCCATATTGTAAAAATGCCATATTTTTGTATTGCTTATTGCTTATTGCTATATTGCTATATAGCATACACCGATGAAGATTTACACATTTGTATTTATTCTCAGAAAAGTATTGTATTTACATATATATAGTATATTATAAATGACATCTACTCGTAATAAAAATACAAAAGGTGATTATGCTTTAGAACAAAAATTAAATTCATTGGTGAGAGATTATAATCAATTTGAAAATTCAAGTTATGGCGCACCATACAAGTCGGCTATTCCAGAGATTGGATATACGCCAAGCAAAATGTCTTGCGACGAATGGTCTTCCAACGCAATTGATATTGAATCTGAATTAAGAGGTATTGGAACATCCAATTTGGTAAATGGATATGAAAAAGTTGTGCCTGAATATAAAAAGGTTGAATTTAAGCCGTTTTTCAGACATGTTCCTTTAATTATGCCAAAACCACTTGTCATTGAAAATAACCAAAGGCCTTATCCTATTCCTAAGTAATATTATGTGACAAATATATAAAATCAATATTACAAATCAATATTACAAATCAATATTACAAATATAATAATTATCTCTCTTTCGTATAGATAGCTAATTATGTCGTCCGTAGAAGAAATTCAAGCAACATATAATAAAAATGTTGAAGCTCTTAACAAATATTGTAATTATATGATTTCACAAATACAAAAAAGTTCATTGCGTTTAGCAATTAAGAACCAGCGTATTAAATCTATTAGAACATTTTATAATCAAACTTTAAAATCTATTGTAAAAAAGAGAGATGATGATTTAAAGCGTGTAAATGTTAAAAAATACAAAGCATTATTAGTCGGTATTGATTACAAAGACACGCCATACGAATTAAACGGATGTATCAATGATGTTAATAACATCTCTCAATTTTTAGAAACTAAAAATATTACAAAAGACCAAATGTGTATGTTAACTGATAATACCGATATTAAACCAACCAAATTGAATATCATCAATTATTTTACAAAATTATTGAAAGACGCAAAAGACGGAGACCTGCTTGTGTTTTTTTATAGCGGACACGGTTCAACTATTGAAAATACATCTGCCAATAAAGATACAGAACCACTTGATGATGTTATTTTTACACTTGATAAAAAAATAATTGTGGATGACGATTTAAACGCAATTATCCAAGCGAACTTGAAGCCAAACGTTTCATTATTTGTTTTATTTGACTGCTGTCATAGTGGAACTATGTTGGATTTGAAGTATAACTATCCTCTTGACCCAACATTGCCAAGTATTATGATTGATAACGGTTCTAGTGGAAATACCAAATCAAATGTATATTATATTAGCGGATGTAAAGACGAACAAACCAGTATGGAAGCATATATTGAATCCAAGTCACAAGGAGCATTTACATGGGCGTTTTTGAACGCAGTGAATTCAAATCCTTCTATTTCATGGATGAACTTGGTAAAAAACATTCGGGATAATTTGAAAAAATATCAATTTATACAAGTTCCGCAATTTTCAAGTGGTCTCTCTTGTGATTTGAACTCTAAATGGTGTTTTTCCAAATAAGGGGTGCTGAAAGCATACCCCCAAATACAATAAAGGGGTGCTGAAAGCATA